CGCAGCTACCAACACCGGCTACTGTAGCGCAGCCACCGTTGATGGAAAGGAGTCTATTGCAATCGTCACCGGGGTCAATAGTAAAGCATCCGGCGCCATTGGATGCTGGCTTGTCCTAACCGAGAGGGGCAACTGGAACGGTGACACTTACCCCATTAAAGAGGTGCGAGCGGTAAAGGTAGATGGTGAGATTATAAAACCCGGGGTATTTTACAAACTGGAAAATGGGGAGGTCGTGGAAGCATGAACCCATACGATATCCCGGATAGGCCCATCCCGAGCTGGGTGGATAACTACGATGATAAGCCGCACATCTGCCCGGAGTGCGGCTGCGAGATCAACGAGACCATTTACATTAAGGACGGCATGGTCATTGGCTGCGAAAACTGTGTTAAGCGGTTTGACGCCAGCGATGCGGATGCTGACAGGTACTTTGATGAAGCACAAGACAGATATTAAGGAGGAGCTATGGAGAACTACTTTCGAGAATTGAACAGCATCAACTGCTCTGACAAGACAGAGAAGAAGAACGGCCTTACATACCTTTCCTGGGCATGGGCCTGGGGAGAAATCAAGAAGCTGCACCCGGATGCGACCTATACCATCTACGAGGATGCTAACGGCCTGTTTTACCACACAGACGGTAAAACCTGCTGGGTTAAGACTGGCGTAACCGTCAACGGCATTGAGCACATCGAGTATCTGCCGGTCATGGATAACCGCAACCGCTCAATCCCGGCCAGTGATGTTACCTCATTCGATGCCAATAAGGCAATCCAGCGTTCCCTTACAAAAGCCTGTGCCCGTCATGGCCTTGGCCTGTATATCTACGCTGGTGAGGACTTGCCGGAGGGTGCAGAAAGAGAACCGGAGCCTACCGAGTATTGCATCGACTGCGGGCAGCAGATCACCGGTATCAACAAGCGCAACGGTGAGTATTGGCCGGTAAGCGAGATCGCCTCATACAGCGTCCAGCGGTTCGGCCGCAAGCTGTGCCCGAACTGCCAGAAGAAAGCCTTTGCCGCCGAAAAGGAGACCGAGAAGAATGGAGCTTGATTTGTGGACCGAACTGCAACAGAAATCGGCACAGCTTAATACAGCCGTTAAGACCTTGCGAAATTCGGGAAGCGAGTATGCTGCTGCGGAGCGGGACTATAAAGTCCTTCTCCGCACCGAGTGTTTAAAGCTGAAAGACGAAGGTGTTGCCATCGGGCTGATCGACAAGACCTGCTACGGGATACCGAGCGTGGCAGAAGCACGGTTTAAGCGAGATGTTTCCGAAGCAGTCTACAAGGCGAACTTGGAAGCCATCAACAGCCTTAAACTGCAAATCAGGATCATCGATAACCAAATCGGCAGAGAATGGGGACAGGCTGGGAGGTGTGACGGTTGAAAAACGAGTGGGGCGCAGAGCTTGACCGAAACGGTTACGCTCCGAGCATCGTACAGGCCGACACATCCAAGTGCTTTTTGTGCCAACGCTCCGGCGTAAAGCTCGACCGGCACGAAATCTTCGGCAACGCCATGCGGAGCAAAAGCAAGCGCATGGGGCTTTGGGTTTCCCTGTGCCACACGCCTTGCCACCTGACACACGCACACAGCTGTGCTGAGGTGATGGATTGGCTGCACCGGATGGGCGAGCAAGCCTGTATCGACAACTACGATTTCACGATCCCGATGTTCCGGGAGGAATTCTACACTAACTATTTGGAGGAAACAGATGAAGGTATTAGTGGCCTGTGAGGAAAGCCAGGAGGATTGCAAGGCTTTCCGGGCAAATGGGCACGAAGCGTACTCCTGCGACATTCAGGAGCCGTCTGGCGGACATCCGGAGTGGCATATTCTCGGCGATGCACTCAAGGCCATCGAGGGGGGGGGAGTAATAACCACCATGGATGGCATTCGGCACTATATTGGTAAGTGGGATTTACTAATAGTTCACCCACCTTGTACATATCTGAGTAACGCTGGCGCTTGCCGGTTATATCCTCAAAAAGGGCAACTTAATTTGGAGCGGTACGCAAAAGGACTGGAAGCAAAGGAATTCTTCATGAAGTTCTATAATGCCGATTGCGACAGAATTGCCATTGAGAACCCTCTCCCTAGTAAGATTTTCGAGTTACCTCCTCCCTCTCAGGTTATTCAGCCATATCAGTATGATGATGAAGGTAAGCATCCTTATACAAAGAAAACCTTGTTATGGCTTAAGGGGCTCCAACATTTGGTTCCAACTACGCCAGAGCGCATACCAGTTGGCCCGTATGTCCCATCCGGCACTGGACGGAAAGATAGAAGCAAGTACGGGGCTGCTAAGCGTGGAGATGATGCAAAGAACAGGTCAAAGACATTCCCCGGCATCGCAAAAGCTATGGCCGAACAGTATGGAGGTGACATAAGAGATGAGTTCACGGATGGCATTTCAAGTTGGAGATAGGTTTGGGAAACTTGTGATTTTGAGACAAGACGGCGTACATAAAAAGCCTTGTGGGACGACTGAAAGAAGGTGGCTTTGCAAGTGCGATTGTGGGAACGAGGTTTCTGTACTTGGGCACAATCTTAAAAGTGGAAACACAAAATCTTGTGGATGCCTGCCAAAGCAAAGCAGGCTGCCAAATAATCGAGGAGTTATTAACCATATCATACTCCAATATAAGCGTCACGCAAGAGACAGAGGGCTTGCATGGGGATTATCTTACGAAGATGTCGAGCGCCTCATTAAGCAGCCGTGTTTTTACTGTGGAACAATAAATAGTAATCACAAAGTAACGAAAAATTGCAAAGAGGGATATGACCACAATGGAATAGACCGCACCGACAGTTCAAGAGGATACTTCATTGATAATGTTGTTCCGTGCTGCAAAATATGCAACAGAGCCAAAAACAATATGGATCAAAGGGAATTTATCGAGTGGGAGAGAAAAGTTACAAATTATACAGTTTGTCTACCTATGGCAGACCAATGGGGATAACAGGAGGTTACATATGTTAAATAAAGCGATCCTTAATGGGCGGCTGACCAAGGCCCCCGAACTGAAACAGACCAACAACGGTAAGAGCGTTTGCGGCTTTACCATCGCCGTAGACCGAAGCCGCGACCGGGAAAAGACTGACTTCGTACACATCGTAGCATGGGGCAAGACCGCCGAATTCGTGAACCAGTGGTTCGGCAAGGGCGACCTCATTACCATTGTTGGGCGCATCGAAGTTCGCAACTACGAGGACAAGAACGGCAATAAGCGCACAGCCACAGAGGTTATCGCAGAGGAAGCTCTTTTCGGCGGCAGCAAATCTACCGGCAAGGCAGAGGAAAAGCCCGCAGAGAGCGAGCAGGGCGGATTTGAAGAAGTCGAGGGCGACCCTAACGACCTCCCATTCTGACGGGAGGTGAGGAGGAATGCCGAATAGATTGATAAAGGATAGCTTCCGCACAAGCGACAAGATAGCATCCTTAACGGATTTCGAGTTTCGGCTTTGGGTAAGTCTTATTGTTTCGGTAGACGATGCAGGACGAGGAGATGCTCGACCTGCAATCATCAAAGGCAACGCATTCCCGCTTCGGGAACGGGTTACTGCAAAAGATATCAACGATGCGCTCCACGGTTTGGCGGCCAAAGGCTGCGTTTCCCTCTACGAGGTGGACGGGAAGCCCTACTTTTGGTTCCCGACTTGGGCCGAACATCAAAGGATACGAGAATGCAAACCCAAATATCCCGACCCGCCTAAAAACAGCGGCTTTACACCGTCTGCGGAAATCTGCGGCGAGTTGCCGCAAGTTGCGGCGGATTGCGGCGATCTGCGGCCTGAATCCAATCCGAATCCGAATCCTAATCCGAATACGAATCCAAGCACCCCCCCTACCCCCCCAAGGGGGCGTGTGGATGTCCCGGAAGCCTTGATGGAGAACTGGAACGGCTTTTGTGAGATGCGCAAGAAAATCAAAAAGCCCCTCACTGATCGGGCCGCAAAGATGATCCTGAATGAGCTGGAACGGCTGGCACCGGGGGACAACCACACCAAGGGACTTATTCTCGATCAGAGCGTTAAGCGCTGCTGGCAGGATGTTTACCCGTTGAAAGGCGACAAGTCTGCTGGTGGGACAGACAATGTATTTTTGCAGATGCTGCAGGAGGAGGGACAACATGAACCGTACTGAAATATTGGCTGTTATGTCCATCCTCAAGGCCGCTTATCCAGCGTACTACCGGGACATGAAGCGGCAGGATGCGGAAGCGGTTGTAAACCTGTGGTCGGAGATGCTGGCAGACTACCCGGCTAACCTTGTGGCAGCGGCGGTTAAGTCCCACATTGCCAGTGATCGCAAGGGGTTCCCTCCACACATTGGGGCTATCATAGCCTCTATTGGTGAGATCAGCAGACCGGCGGAACTCTCCGAGGGGGAAGCATGGGCGCTGATTGCAAAGGCCCTGCGGAACAGCGGCTACAACAGCGAGAAAGAGTTTGCAGCCCTGCCGGAGAACCTACAACGGTTGGTAGGACACCCCTCCCAACTGCGGGAATGGGCCAGCATGGACACCGGGACAGTGCAGAGCGTGGTGCAGTCCAACTTTATGCGCAGCTACCGGGCAAGGCAGGAGAGCGAAAAACGGCTGGCTGCAATGCCATCGGAAATCCGAGCGAAACTGACAAACGCTGCGAACCAGCTACCGAGCTTTGACATTGCGCTGGCGGAGCGGATGATGGAGGAGAATGCGTGAAAATAACAATTCCCGAAATCCCCACATCGCTGAATAAATACGCTGGTCGGGCGAACGCCTGGGACTACCGAGCGGAAAAACAGCGCTGGCTGCAGCTGTTTGTTGCATACTGCCCCAAGTGCAAACCTATGGTCAAGGCGGTGGTGACCATCACCTACTACTTCCCCACCCGACACCGGCATGACCCGGATAACTACAACGGCAAGATGCTGATGGACGGGCTGGTACACCGGGGAGTAATCGCCGATGATAGCTTTGACCATGTCGAGCTGCGGCTGCGTGGGGCATATGACCCCCAAAACCCAAGAACAGAAATTGACATAGAGGAGGTAACACAATGGGTAAATACGGAACGGAAATAGAGCGGGAGAATCCGCTTTTTGAGGGACAAAGTGCCGAGGAATTTATCAAGCGCTGGAACGCTGTCACCAAAGCCATAAAAATGCGCGCAGAGATGGCCGAGCAGGAAAAGGTGGTGAGTTATGATGTCATACGATAAAGCGTCTCCTAACGCAAAAATCGGCTGTTCTAATTCAAACGACCCGGAGTTCCTGGAGCAGCTGGTGCGGGAGGGCAAGACCAACAGGGAGATTGCCTTAATTCTCGATCTTGATTACGGCTCTGTGGCCCAAATCTTGTCTCGTTATGGAATCAAGAGAGACCCAAACCGGCCCTGCAAGAGATGCGGAGGGCCGATAGGCAGCACCAACACCAGGCAGCTGTATTGCAAGGAGTGTCAAAAGGCCATGGACAGCATCCGGGCCCGCAAAAGCAGTATGAAAAAAGCAGAGCCGAAGAAATGCGAATACTGCGGGAAGGACTATTTCGGCCAGCCGGGACAAAAGTACTGCTCCAAGCAATGCTACAAGGATGCAGCGGCATCCGGTAAGTATAAGCGACCAAAGAATTGGATAAAGCGCCGGGATGGGAAAATCGACATCGAGATAAGGGTTTGCGGCAAAACAACAGAGCGACGGGAGAGCGTGGATTACTTCGAAGCCAGGGAGATTTGGCACGACGGCTGGATAGGCCGGGGCTACGCAGCGCTGATAACGGTAGATGGCCACAGGCTGGAGACCCTGCCGCAAATAAAGACATTCTTCGGATTTAGGAGGGATTCGCTATGAGGAACTGGACGGCAGCGGCAGTTGCGATAATCTTAGCTGCTTTCTGCATAATGGTGCTATCGGCTATTTCGGCCGAAAGGCGGAACCATTTGGATGAAGTTGCCCAGGCGGAGATCACCGCAGAGGAACAGGAACGCCGGGAGCAGGCAGCCTATTACAAGGGTTGGCAGGACTGCAAGCAATATTATCTTGAGAATTTTGGAGGGTGAGCCAATGACGGTAAAGGACTACTACGAAGTAATCCGGGACATAGACCGGCTGGCTGCGTTGGTTGACGCAGAGGGTGCAGTCACCATAGACCATGACGATGCGGAGCAGATATGGGCGCTGCTGCTGGACTACAAGGATTTGCTGATGGCACTGGAGGTGGGATGATGTGCAAGTGGATGAAAGATGAAGTCTGTGTAAACGGCGATTGCCCGGCGGTTGCGGATTTTTGCCCCGTAGTAAACCATCCGGGCGTGTGCCGGTACGAGGAAATGGACGAAAACAAAATAGAATGTTGGCAATGCCAGTATCTTATGTTTTCAGATTGTTATGGAGAGTATTCCAAATGTAACATATCCGGGGTCGTCCAACCGCATTTTTCCTGTGGTAAAGGCGTGGTTAGAAACGACACTTTGTCGGTAAAGGAGGGATAACATGGATGCTGCGGAGTTTATTAAGGAACGCAACAGAATGTGCAAGAGTTTCGGCCCTAAATGTAAAGGGTGTCCTGCTTCTAACGCTAACGAGGATGAGCTATGGGGTTGCGCAGTTGCTCAAGAATCAACGCTGGACGCTACGGATCAGGTTGCTATGGTCGAGGAATGGTCTGCTGCGCATCCGCGCAAGACACGACAGAGCGTGTTTTTGGAGCAGTATCCAGATGCGGTACTTGATAAGTTCGGGGTAATGCAGATGTGCCCGATGGCTATTTCTGCGGCTTACAGAGATAATGACGGAGAGTGTAAGAACCCAGAACTGCCTTGCATGGACTGCCAACGCGAGTTCTGGATACAGGAGGTAGAGTGATGGACTGTTTTAATTATCACTGTCCATTCCGTCAGAATACAACAAGTAACTGTAACCGTTGCGAGTGCTTGGCGTGTCAGAACAGGTGCAAAGGCCCCGTTACATACACTGCAAGCAACCATACGCTGACCGCAGACGAAACTGCAAAGATTGCCGATAATCCCGATTATGGCGTTGGGGCTGGATGTTAGGAGGAGAACAATGGAGAAAAGGATACTTGACGTAACGTGCGGCTCTCGGACGATATGGTTTAATAAGCAACACCCGGCGGCGGTTTATTGCGATGTGCGCGATGAGGAGTTTACCGGTGTTTGGAGTAGCACCAAGCATGATTCAGAACGGAAATGCATTGTGCATCCAGACATACAGTGCGATTTTACGGATCTTCCGTTTTCGGACAACACATTTTCTCTTGTCGTTTTTGACCCACCGCATTTGCGCCGCATTGGAGAAAATGCGTGGATGCGGAAGAAGTACGGACAGCTCGGAGAGAACTGGAAAGAGATGCTGCATGATGGATTCCGCGAATGTATGAGGGTATTGAAACCGGACGGCGTGCTGATTTTCAAGTGGGCAGAAACACAGATACCGGCTGGTGATGTCTGGGACGCGATAGGTGAGAAACCTCTATTTGGACACCACAGCGGGAAGAAAAGCCAAACTTTTTGGGGTTGTTTTATGAAAATTGAGGAGGAGAACAATGGAACGACTGACGAGAAGAAGTGACACAGGACGCGCATATTACCAGCGCTGCTTTGAGGAGCCGTGCATCGGTGCTGGGTGCAAAATCAAGGACTGCCTGCTTGACGACATAATCTGCGACCGCCTCGCCGCCTACGAGGACACGGGGCTTGAGCCGGAGGAAGTTCTGCCGAAAGATAAGGCAGACGAGATCGCGCTGAAGCTGATGCGTCTTGTTGATTTGGAGAGCATTTGCAGCTACACCCGCTTGCGTGAGCTGGCCGAGGCAGACAAGGACGGTCGGCTGGTGGCGCTGCCGGAAGGAGGAGAAAACGATGGCTGAAGCTGAACGAGAACTCAAATCGTGCCCGTTTTGCGGATGCGAAATGAAAATCGAAGCTGTAACGATCGATTATATAGAAACTGCTTTGCTCGTTGGGAATCCTCGGCATAAGGATGGGTGCATGATTGGTGCTATGGCGTCGCCGAGAAGCAAAGACATTGACAAGCTGGTCGGATTTTGGAATAGGAGGGTTAACAATGGCTGAATACATTGACAGGGGAACGGCGATTGCCAAGTTGACCGCCTTGGAAGTAACCGAGCCAAACGCAACAATGGCAGATGCAAAACGAGTGCTGGCAGATATTCCTGCTGCCGATGTGGCCCAGGTGGTGCATGGGCGATGGGAAGAATATTTAATCCCAAACATACTTTGCTGCTCAAATTGCGATTGGGGTATTGATCCACTTTGTAAATCTCCGTACTGCCCCAACTGCGGTGCGAAGATGAATGAAAGGAGGCTGTCTATGATTAAGCCATACATCAAAAATGAAACTGCAGTGGATATTATCTGTAGTATCTGCGACAGAATGTATCCGGGAATGGACTGTGAGCCTGCCGACTGTGAGTGGATGAAGATGCTGACGGAGGAATCTGTTGATGCTGCGCCGGTTGTGCATGGGCGGTGGATGCCTTTCCACAGCGAGGCTGCTGGTGATATTCAGTATTGCTCCGCTTGCGAGATTGGGTTTGATGCAAAGATGGATTATTGCCCACACTGCGGCGCAAAAATGGATATTAAGGACGGAGGTGCCAGCAATGCGGTTGATTGATGCGGATAATGTAAGAGGTTTGTTTGACGCAGAATTTAAGGAGACACGGAAGTTAATTTTGGCAGGGGAAACGCATTTGGATAATTTGGCAGAAGGCTTCACAGAAGCTGACCGAGTGATATGGGAAATGCCCACCGTAGACGCAGAGGTCGTGGTCAGATGCAAAGACTGCGAATACAGCTACGATGAAATAAGCTATCTGTGCTGTTCCCACGGCGTTTGCGTTGATTGCGAAGTGCCGACGAACTTCTACTGCGCATACGGAAAAAGGCGGGCGGAAAAGGAACCGCCGGAGGAGGGAGAAACATGATTGACTACAAGCGCATCTGCATTGACGAGCTGAAGTGCCATAGCTATAAGCTCCGGTCACTGGAAAGCCTGCCGGAAGAAATCCGCCGCTACAATGAGCAGATGGACGGCATCCGGTCTGCTACCAGCGATGCTACACCAGTAAAGGGCGGTGGCTGCGGCCGGGAAGATCATTTGATTAACGCAATCTCCCGCCGGGATGCGCTCTCGGCAAACCTTGCGGTAGTCAAGTGGCAGACCTCCCAGGTTGAGAAAGGACTGGCCTGCCTGACGGGAAAGCAGCGGCGCATCCTTGAGTTGTTCTACATCCGCCGGGAATATGGCTACATACAGAGACTTTGCCAGGAGTTCAATGAGAGCGAACGAGAGGTGTACCGGGATAAGGACGAAGCGCTGATGAGATACGCCCTTTGCCGGTATGGGTTGACGGAGCTGTAAAGATGGCAGAAACATGGCAGAAATAAGACGCATATACAGTGTATACTGATAGCGTGGTAAAACACAGACTTCCCTTGACATTCCTCCTGGTGGGGAGCCGGGCCCCTAATCCCGGCAATCTGCTCCCGTAGCTCAATGGTAGAGCGGCTGCCTTGTAAGCAGCGGGTTATAGGTTCAAGCCCTATCGGGTGCTCCACCTTCATGTTTTACCTCCTTTTTACGGGGCCGCCGATGCCCCGTTATCCCATCGGCCGAAGATACATGACCTTCGTAAAAAAGGTGCCGCGCTGGCAGGCCGCAAGTTCGCAATAGTCTGCCTTACCAAAAGCAGTCAGAGAGTACCGAAAGGCGCTCTCTTTCTTTATGCCATAAAGGAGGAGATACCTATGGATTTAATAGTCCGCAAAATCCCGCAGAGCGACACCATCAAGGTATATCCGGTATCTGATGTGCATTTGGGCAGCATCCTACATGATAAAGAGGGCTGGCAAGCATTCTGCCGCCGGGTAGAGCGAGAGGACGCTTATCTCATCCTTGGCGGCGACCTCATCAACAACAATACCCGGAACGCGGTTGGAAGCCCCTTTGAGGATTATATCCGCCCGCGGGAGCAGAAAAAGATGATGGTGGAAATGCTAACGCCCATCAAGGATAAGATACTCTGCGCGGTATCCGGTAACCACGAAGCAAGGACAGCCAAGGACACCGACCAAGACATTATGGGCGACATCATGTGCAAACTGGACATGGAGGACTACTACGCCGAGGATATAGCATTCCTCAAACTGGAGATTGGGCGCAGGGTAACAAGAGATATCCCTATCACCAGCTATACGATGGCTGTTACCCATGGCTCCGGCGGCGGCATTTACACCGGTGCAACGGTCAACCGCAATGAGCGCTTCGGATACACTATAGAGGGCATTGACGCTCTGATTGTTGGCCATACCCACAAAGGCACCATCAGTAAGCCCAAAAAGATCGTGGTGGACAGTAACAACAATGTTATCCGTACCAAGCAGCTGGTAGTGGTTAGCTGTACCGCATGGCAGCAGTATGGAGGCTACGCAGCCCGGAAGATGCTATTGCCCAGCAGCGAGAGCGACCATGAGCCGCAGACGCTCCTGCTGTGCGGGAACAAGACAGGCACTAAGCGGATAACAACGGTTTGGTAACAATAATTGGTAGCCCGGCATAGTAGACACCGGGAGGGATAGGGCGGGTAATGAACATTGTATTTGATTATAATTCTCCTAGGTGGCGGAGGAAGCGCCAACAGATATTAAGGCGTGACGGATATATGTGCCAGCACTGCAAGAGGTACGGAAAGGCGGTACAGGCTACAACGGTGCATCATATCAAACACGCAGATGAGTACCCGGAGTTGGCTTACGAAGATAAAAATTTAGTAAGTCTGTGTGAGGGCTGCCATAACAAGCAGCACCCGGAAAAAGCAACAGCAGCAAGGGGCCGTTACTGATACCCCCCCTATCCGTTGCGCCTTCCGCCTGTCTATGGGGACCGGCGGGGGGAACTTTTTCCAACTCTACGGTATATTTTTGAGAAAGGGGAAGCCATGACAAAGGAAAAATGGGTTGAAACTATCGAAAAACAGATGGAAAAACTCGGTACGGCCGACCCATCTTATCAATCTGCGGTAGAAACGCTTGCAGAGATACTGGAACAGCGGGATAAGACCAAGGCCGAGTTCAAAAAGTCCGGCGGTAAGTCCGTCATCGAATATACCAACAAAGGGAACGCCACAAACATGGTAAAAAACCCTCTGTTGATTCTGTGGGACGACCTCAACAAGAGCGCACTGGCATACTGGCGCGAATTGGGGCTTACTCCATCGAGTTTCCGCAAAATGACCGGCGGAGTGAAGGAAAAGGAGGAAAAGGGCGGCCTTGCCGCTGCTCTTGCCAGCCTTGAGACAGATTAATGGTAAGAACTGGCCCGTAGTCCTTGAGTATGCCGAAAGCATCAGAGACGGGAGAAAGGTCGCTTGCAAGGAATTGCGGCAGGCTGTTGACCGTTTCTTTGCTGACCTCGATAATGACGAGTACGATTTCGCGCCGAAAGGGCCGGAGTTCTGTATTCAAATCATCGAAAAGACCCTCTGCCACCAGCAGGGGGAAAAGCTGGACGGTACACCGCTCCGGGGAAAGCCGTTCCTGTTGGAGCCGTTTCACAAATTCATCATATACAATCTTCTTGGGTTTAAGTTGAAAGGCACCGATGTGGTGCGGTTTCATGAAGCCCTTATTTTTATCCCTCGAAAGAACATCAAAACCAGTTTTGCCGCTTCCCTCGCATGGGCGCTGTCCCTGTGGTACCGGCGCAGCGGTTCCAAAACCTACATATCGGCCGCGGCTCTGATGCAGTCCCTTGAAAGCTTTAATTTTCTGGATTATAACATCCGGCTTATGGGCGAGGACGAGAAGCATGGCGGCGGTGTAAAGATCATTGACAACAACAATGAGCACTCAATGGAGGCAGAGCTTCCAGACGGCTCGTTTTTTATCCGCGCTTTGGCTGCAAACCCGGATGCGCAGGATTCTCTTAACTGCAATATTGCGATCTGCGATGAAATTCACGCTTTTACCAAGCCTAAGCAGTACAACCTTTTTAAGGAAGCCATGAAAGCCTACACCAACAAGCTGCTGATAGGTATTTCCACGGCTGGCGATAACGAACAGGGCTTCCTTGGGCAGCGGCTGCAATACTGCCGAAAGGTGCTGGATGGCACCATCAAGGACGAACAATATTTTATCTTTATGTGCTGCGCCAATCCGGATGAGGAGGGAAATATCGACTATACCAATCCCCTGGTACATGAGATGGCCAATCCGGCCTATGGCGTTTCCATCCGGCCGGAGGAAATTCTTAACGATAGCTTGCAGGCGCAGAATGACCCGCAGCAGCGGAAAGATTTCTTCGCAAAGTCTCTCAATGTCTATACCGGGGCTATCAAGTCCTATTTCAACCTCGACGAATTCCGGCGAAGCGATGAAAAATACAACTGGACGCTGGACGAGCTTTCCAAGCTCCCAATAGACTGGTACGGTGGTGCAGACCTCTCAAAAATGCACGACCTAACGGCGGCTGCGCTTTTTGGAAATTACAAAGGCGTGGATATCATCATCAGTCACGCTTGGTTCCCTGTGGTGCAGGCTCATGTTAAGGCCGACGAGGATGGTATACCGCTTTTCGGCTGGGCCGATGATGGACTTTTGACCATGTGCAACAGTCCAACCGTAAACCACGCCGATGTTGTCAACTGGTTTGTTACAATGCGAAAGCGCGGTTTCCGAATACGACAGGTGGGGCATGACCGTAAATTCTGCCGAGAGTATTTCATTGGCATGAAATCGGCTGGGTTTAACATTATCGACCAACCGCAGTATTTTTACAGGAAATCAGAAGGTTTCCGGCATATCGAGCAGAGCGCCAAAAATGGGACGCTGTACTATATGCATTCCGAAGCATATGAGTATTGTGTTGGGAATGTCTCGGCCGTCGAAAAGACAGACGACATGATCCAGTACGACAAGGTAAGACCGACAAACCGAATTGATGTGTTCGATGCCTCCGTATTCGCCACGGTGCGGTACTTGGAGGCTTTGGATAAATCTAAAGCAGGAAAGAAATGGTGGGGTGATAAATGAGCATAGCAAATTTTTTTGAGCGCTTCCGCTCTCTGGATAAGCCCCAAACGCGGAGCGCTGTATGCCTGTGTGATGGAACCGGCTGGAAAGACCTAACCTGTTCCGGCTATACAGACCTTGCGCACAACCCGGAAATCTGTGCCGCTGTTGATAGGATTGCGTCTTTAATTGGAAGTATGACAATCTATCTGATGCAAAACACCGATAGTGGAGATATCCGGGTTAAAAATGGGCTGTCTCGTGTGGTTGATATCGAGCCGAACAGCTACATGGGTCGGTCAAACTTTATCCAGTGGATCATCAAAACAATGCTGCTGGATGGCCGGGGGAACGCTGTAGTGCTCCCAAAGACCCGGAAGGGGCTGCTCCGGCGGCTTGACCCGATTCCGGCGGCGTTTGTAGCATTTGTACCGAATGGGGAACGGTATTATAGCATCGAAATATCTGGGAAACCCTATGACCCGAAGGATGTGCTGCATTTTGCCATAAATCCGAGCAATTACTACCCATGGCAAGGCACTGGGTACAGCATTGCGCTGGCTGATGTGGCAAATAACCTCAAGCAAGCGGCGAAAACAGAAAATGGTTTCATGGCCAGTGAATGGAAACCGTCTCTTATCGTGAAGGTGGATTCGCTGACGGACGAGTTTTCTGACCCGGAGGGGCGTGCAAAGCTCCTTGGCGATTTTGTTGCAAGCAATAAAGCCGGGGAACCTTGGCTGATTCCTGCCGAGCAATTCTCGGTGGAACAGGTAAGGCCCCTTACTCTATCTGATCTTGCGCTGGCAGACTTCGTAAAACTGGATAAAACGACGGTGGCAACCATTCTTGGCGTGCCGCCTTTTGTTTTGGGCGTTGGCGAGTTCAAGCGAGACGAATGGAACAACTTTATTTCTTCCCGTATCATGCCGATTGCACAGATTTTGGAGCAGGAGTTTAGCCGAAAGCTGCTCGTATCTCCGGATTACTTTTTCCGCTTCAATGTCCGCTCCCTCTACAACTATTCCTTGGAGGAAACCATCAAAGCTGGCGCGGAAATGGTTGACCGCATGGCAATGACACGGAACGAGTGGCGCAGTTGGGTGGGGCTTACTCCGCACGAGGGAATGGATGAGCTTTTGGCCCTTGAAAACTACATTCCCGCGGACCGCCTTGGCGATCAGAAAAAACTAAACGGAGGAGGTGAGTAAATGGTAGGAGCAAGACAGGCAATCAGCCGCAGTGGCGACTTCAAAACCCGCGCTGCTGATGGAAACCTCTACATTGAGGGCTATTTCGCCACCTTTACCGGCGAATACCGGATGTGGGATAAAGCCATCGAGCGCATTGACCGAGGAGCCTTTGATGGTACCCTCGGTGATGATATTCGGGCGCTGGTTAACCATGATACCACAATCGTGCTTGGCAGAACAACAGCTGGTACACTGACCCTCCGCGTTGACGATTTGGGCCTTTGGGGGTCCATCCTCATTAATCAAGCGGATCAGGATGCCATGAACGCCTATGAGCGCGTAAAGCGTGGGGATGTTTCCCAATGTTCTTTCGGCTTTGACATCCTTGACGAGGAAACCGAAATCCGGCCAGATGGCACAACCGTGTGGACTATTCGCAAAGTCAAACTGTATGAGGTATCGGTCGTTACCTTCCCGGCCTACGAGGACACCATGGTAGAGGCTCGGAAAAAAGACCTTGAAAAGATCAACGAGCGCAAGCTCGACCAATGGAGGGCCGAAGCCCTCAAAAAGCTAAGAAAGGAGTGCTGACATGGCACTGAAATCCATTATGATTGCCAAAAAGCTGGAACTGAAAAGAGCAGCTTTTGAGGCACTGGTAGCTAAAGACGCAGAATTTGCAACACGCTCCGCTGAAATCGAAAAAGCAATCGGCGAAGCTACCACCGATGAGGAGCAGCAGGCTGTTGAGGACGCCATGAACAAATTTACCGAGGAACAGGATGCCCACAACGCCGAAAAAGAAAAACTGTCCGCAGAAATCAAGGGCCTTGAGGAAGATTTGGAAAATGCCGAAAAGGATCCTCCCAAGGCTGAACCCAAAGCAGAAAAGAAAGACGAAAGGAATGATTTTACCATGAATACCATCAACATTCGCTCCCTCCCCATGAATGTGCGCGCCTTTGACGCTCTTCCCAAAGAGCAGCGTGACGCTATCGTAGCCCAGCCCGATGTGCAAACCTTCTTTGCGGAGCTTCGTAACGCTGCCCGCAGCAAGAGAGATATCACCGGTGGTGAGCTGACCATCCCTGTTGTATTCCTCGACCTCATTGCCGAGAATATGTATCGCTACTCCAAACTGATGCGTCGGGTCCGTATCCGCAATGTCAATGGCGAAGCCCGTCAGACCATTGCCGGTACTGTCCCCGAGGCCGTTTGGACTGAAATGTGCGGCGCCATCAATGAGCTGACCTTCAGCTTTAACCAGATCACTCTTGACGGCTTCAAGGTTGCCGGTTATGTTCCTGTTTGTAATTCCCTGCTGGAGGATAACGATGTAAACCTCGCCTCCTGGATCGTCGAGATGCTGTCCGAGGCTATCGGCCTTGCCAAGGATAAGGCCATCCTGTACGGCAAGGGCGCTGGTCAGAAGATGCCTCTCGGTATTGTGACGCGTCTGGCGCAGGAGAGCAAACCCAGCGATTACCCGGCCAATGCTCCTGCTTGGGTTGACCTGCACACCTCCAACATCATCACCATTCCCACCGCTTCCACCGGCGAGGCTTTCTGGGCTGCGCTGGCTGTTGCTGCTGGTAACACCTTCACCCGCTATTCCCGCGGCGAGCGCTTCTGGGCTATGAATAGCAAGACCCTGGCTACTCTGCAGTCCAAGGCAATCCTTGCTACCGCTTTGGGCCGGTATGTCACCTTTGACGGTATGACCATGCCCATCATCGGCGGTGATGTGGAAATCCTCGAATTTATCCCCGATGGCGACATCGTTGGCGGCTATGGCGACCTGTACCTGTGGGCGCAGCGCTCCGGCATGACCATCGAAGCATCCCGCGAGGTTCAGTTCATTCAGGACAACACCGTATTCCGCGGCAAAGAGCGTGCTGACGGTATGCCCGTTATCCCCGGCGCTTTTGTGGCGATCAACATTAACGGCGCTTCCGTAACCACCTCCATGACCTTTGCGGCTGATACCGCCAACAACGCAAAGCTGTCTGCTCTGACCGTTGGAAACCTGTCCCTCAGCCCTGCTTTTGATGGCGATGTGCTGAGCTACACCGCTACCGCTTCCGCTGCGACTGCTGCCGTAAACGCCACCACCGAGGTCGCAGGCGCACAGGTTGCTATCGCCTACAACAACGCCAATGTGAAGAACGGCGGCTCTGTTACCTGGCTGGCTGATGGCGCTGCCCATCCTCTGACCGTTACTGTCAAGAATGGCAACGAGACCGTTGTTTACACAGTCAATGTAACCAAGGCTTCCTAAAAGGGGGTTAAAGCATGACAGACGCTGATATCCTCGTGATCTTGAAGGTTGATTTGCAACTTTCCACAACAGCGCTTGACGATTACCTGTCGGCGTTGATCGCGTCTGCCAAGGAGTATATCGCTACCGAGGGAATCGTACTTTCCACCAGCACCGGTGATGCTATGCTGGTGGAGATGTACGCTGCCTACCTTTACCGGCAACGCCGGGAAAAGGTCGTAGCAATGCCCCGGATGCTCCGGTGGGCACTCAACAACCGGCTGTTTGAGCAAAAGGTGGGTGATTGATTTGGATGATCTCATTACATTAATCTCCCAAACCTTTGAGCAGAACGATATCGGGGTACAGATTGCCACAGAAACCACAACACAGGTCTGGGCGCGGCTGCAGTCCGCTACACGGGCGGATTTCTATTCCGCCGGTCAAAACGGCTTGCAGCCGTCCCTTGTGGCGGTTACTCCTATCGCCAACTATGCTGGGCAGAAATTAGCCGAGTGGCGCGGCACACGCTATTCCATTTATCGCACCTATTTTGCAACAGGCAGCGATGAAATAGAGCTGTACCTAGAGGAAAAGGTGGGCAACGATGTCGAAAACGGTTAGACCGGATGAGTTGGCAACGGCAATCCTGTCCGAACTGAAAAACTATGACCAGGCCGTTACGGATGGCGTAAAAAAAGAGGTTCGGCAGGTGGCAAAGGAATGCCGCCAAGACATTGTGACAGGCAGCCCGGTACAGACCGGCGATTATAAGGCCGGTTGGCGTGACAAGGTCGCATATGAGAGCTACAGCGATATCCGTATGCGAATTTTCAACAAAACGGATTACCAGCTCACGCACTTGCTGGAACATGGTCACGCAGGCCCAGGCGGAACCGCAAAAGGCTCTGCCCGCCCATTCCCCCACATCGGCCCAGCGGAGCAAAAGGCAGAGCAGAAACTATTAACCCGTGTAAAGGTGGTGATTAAGAAAGGATGACACTGCAAGAGGTCAATTCCCTGTTAAAACAGACGAGGATGCCCGTAGCTTACGGTTACTTCAATAAGCCGCAAAAGTTACCGTATATCCTCTATCGCGTCTCCTACTCCAATAATTTTGGCGCTGACAATGTGGTGTATCACCCCATCAACCATATACAGGTTGAGCTTTACACAAAAGATAAAGACCTAACAGCAGAGGGCAAAGTCGAACAGGCCTTGTCCTCTCTGTTTTGGCAGAAGTCCGAGAGTTACATTGAAGATCAGCAGTGTAACCAAGTAGTTTATGAAATCGAGGTGTAAAAATGGCTGATAAAGTTAAATTCGGTATCTCGAATGTCCATTACGCTATCCTCGACGGGGAAAATAACACCTATGGCACTCCCGTAGCCATCCCCGGCGCAGTTAGCCTGTCTTTGGAGCCTTCCGGCGATACCACACCGTTTTATGCGGACAACATTCAGTATTTCGTAGCCGTGGCGAACAGCGGCTACACCGGCGATCTCGAAGTTGCCGTTTTCCCCGAAGCATTCCTCAAGGATGTTTTCGGGTATACTCTTGACACCACCAGCAAGGTGATGATCGAGAATGCAAACATTCAGCCCAAGTCTTTCGCACTGCTGTTCCAAGAGGAGGGCGATGTGAACGGGACGAAGTTTGTTCTTTACAACTGCACCTGCACTCGGCCTACCCGTGAGCTGAACACCACGACCGAGAGCGTAGAGCCGCAGACGCAAACCGTCAGCATCACCGCTTCCCCGCTGGCAAACGGCAACTCCCTTGCCTACACTACGGCGGAGACCCCGGAGGCGACCGTGAACGGCTGGTACACCGCCGTATTCACTCCGACGACTGGAGGCTGAAATGAACAAAGTAATCGAGATCGACGGAAAAAGCGTAGGGTTGTGCGCTAATGCGCTGACCCCACGCATCTACCGCCATAAAGTGGGTCGGGATATTGTCCGTGACCTGCAAAAGCTACAAACGGCAGCGACATCCGAGGACGGATCTTTTTCCGTAAGCGATCTTGAAATATTTGAGGATGTCGCTTTTATCATGGCTCGGCAATATGACGGGTCCATCCCGGACAATGTTGACGAGTGGCTGGAGCAGTTTGAGATGTTTTCCATCTATAAAGTGCTCCCTGCCATTTTGGAGCTTTGGAGCCTGAACAACAAGACTACCGCTGTTCCAAAAAAAAAATAAAACAAACCGTGCGTGAGCCCACCGGGTCAACCTTTATGCTCCGCTGCGCTGAACTCGGGTTATCCGATGAAGCGCTGGAGGACATGACCTGCGGAATGGTCTATGATTTGATGATCGAAAAGGCCAACGACGCAGAACAGTATGCCATAAAGGGCAGACCCGGCGGCTTGCGTGATTTCTTCGCAGGAGGTGGTAAGATTGGCTGAAAATGTTAAAGGCATCGTTGTTGAAATCGGCGGCGATACAAAGGGATTGTCGAAAGCGATCAGCTCGCTGAACAGCGAAATCCGTGGGACACAATCGGAGCTTAATAAAGTCAATCGCCTGCTGAAACTCGACCCGACTAATATTGACCTGCTCAAACAAAAGGAGCAATTGCTCGGGGAACAAATCAAAAATACAGAAAACAAGGTTGAAAGCCTCCGAAACGCCAAAAAGAAAGCGGATCAGGAAATGGCGGACGGCACGGAGATCAACCAAAAACAATACCGTGAGTTAGTCCGGGAACTGACCAGCGCCGAACTAAAGCTGAAAGATCTACAGGCCGAAGCGTCCAGGAGCCGTGCGGCACTTGCACAGGTTTCAGCGGTTACCGGCGAAATAGCAGAAAAGTCCGGGAACATTGCAAAGAAGTTTGCACCGGCATCTTTGGCCTTTGCAGGCGCAGGAGTGGCAGCCACAAAAGCGGCTGTAGAATTTGAAAGCGCCTTTGCTGGCGTTGAAAAAACAGTAGACGGCACTACAGAGCAGCTTGCGGCACTCCGGCAGGGCATATTGGACATGGCAGAAGAAATTCCTGCGTCCACTACGGAGATTGCGGCGGTTGCGGAAGCTGCTGGACAGTTGGGTATTGCCACCGATGATGTACTTGACTTTACCCGCGTTATGATTGACTTGGGTGAAGCAACCAACCTTTCCGCTGATGAAGCTGCCTCTGCACTTGCCAAATTTGCCAACATTACCGGAACGACCGCTGATGAATACTCCAAACTCGGCAGTACCATCGTTGACCTTGGCAATAACTTTGCCACAACAGAGCGCGATATTGTTGAGATGGCTACACGCCTTGCGTCTGCTGGTACAGTTGCCGGGTTGTCCGAACAGGATATCCTTGCATTGTCTACCGCAATGTCCTCGGTTGGCATCAACGCAGAGGCAGGCGGTACGGCAATGACCCAAACAATGACCGCAATAAGCAAGGCTGTGTCTGCTGGCGGTGATGATCTTGAGACATTCGCAAAGATCGCTGGTGTATCTGCTTCTGAATTCGCAGATATGTGGGGCAATGAACCGATAGACGCAATCAGTGCTTTCATCGGCGGGCTTGGGAAGATGAACGAAAATGGAGAGGACACAATCTCCGTATTGGATGAATTGGGGCTCTCCGGGATTCGCCAGTCAAATATGCTTCGTGCGTTAGCCCTTGCGTCCGATGTATTGGACGATGCTGTTACAACCGCAAATACTGCATGGGACGAAAATATCGCCCTCTCCAACGAGGCAAGCAAAAGATACGCAACGACCGAAAGCCAGATGAAAATACTCCGAAACGGGCTCAATAACTTGGCAATTTCCATCGGTGATATCCTGCTGCCGATTATCAATAAAATCGTCGCAGGGCTTCAAAATGCAATCGATTGGTTTTCAAACCTTGACGATGGTGTAAAGAAAACAATCCTTATTGTCGGCGGCCTTATTGCGGCGATTTCCCCGATTGCAGGTATTATTTCGGGAATTGCCGGAGCCATCAGTTTTATAACTGGAACGGTTATCCCAGCGCTGATAACGGCCATAAATTTCATAATTGCAAATCCTATCGTGCTGCTCATAGCGGCCATTGTAGGACTTGTTGCGCTGATTGCAACAAAGGGCGACGAGATACAGGCCATCCTCCAGCGTGTAGACGATTTCTTGCAGGGCGTATTTACGACGGATTGGTCGGAATCGTTTGGAATTTTGGGGGAAATCTTAAATTTCTTCTTCGCAACAGTAAAATCCGTTTGGGATTCCATAAAGGCCGTTTTTGACGGGATTATCGATTTTATTCGTGGCGTTTTTACGGGAGATTGGGAAAGAGCATGGAAAGGTGTGCAGGAAATCTTTAAGGGAATCTTTACGGCGCTTGTTGCCATTGCAAAAGCACCCCTTAACGGCATCATTGCACTAATCAACATGGTCATTGACGCAATCAACTGGATGATAAACGGTCTGAATAAGATCCACTTTGATGTCCCTGACTGGGTTCCTGTTTTGGGCGGTAAGTCCCTCGGATTTAATATTCCGACCATCGGAAAGATTGCTTATCTTGCCAAGGGCGGAGTTTTGTCCTCCGGCAGCGCCATCGTCGGCGAAGCCGGGCCGGAGCTGCTTACCATGG